TTTACGATTGTTAGGCTACCTAAAAAATCGCTTAAAAGTTGTTGTTTCATTTTGATAATTTTTAATGTCTTATTAAATTAAAATGCAATATAGCATTACGCCAGCTATTACCAACAATTGTTCTTCCTGCGTCATTGGGGTGGATGTGGTCACCCGTATCATATATCGCTTTTAGATTACCTGAACCGTCGTTAAGCAATGCAACATGTTCGTTTATTCTATAGTTAACATTTATTATTGCATTAGGACCATTCCCCATAATAGCATCATTCATGTCAAGCCATTTTTGATAAGATATAGGACCGTTAGTGCTTCCATAAACATCTATGAGCCTTTGTTTGCATGGATTCATTGCCGAAACAATCAACTTACAATTTGTATTTATATTAATCTTTATGCTATCAATTAATTGCTGGTATCTTAATAAGGCTGTTGCGGCAGATTCCGCTGGATTTAAATCATTTAATCCTATTTGAGTTATAACCCATTTAACATTTTTTTTATATTTATACCCATTCCAAGCAGTTAATTGTTGCGCTATTGTATGCCCAGGTACGGCTAATTGCGAAACCCCGGCGTTTAAACAACCTTCGTCATCTGTATATATAAAAGACGGGACGTCTTTCCCGCCAGCATATGCGGCAATTGTAGAATTACCAATCGAAACTCCATCGTTTCCAGGCCCGATAATATTTAATACTCTTATATATTCATTATCAGTTAGTTTTCTGTTAAATATTATGATACAATCTAGGTCTATTCTTTTCATTGATGAAGGTACCCCAGACCCATCCCAATAAGCGCCTACGTTTAGATTAGTATTTAAAAAATTAGAATTTACATTAAAAGTATAAGGATGAGTAAAATAATTTGGCATTGAATCACGATTATGAAAATAATGTATTTCTTTTGTCTCATCAAGAGTGCAATCTATGTTTGCCCCTAAAATAACCCTGTTTGTTTCTGTAAATGTATTTTCGTATATATTATATTGAGCAGCTCCATTATTTAAACCTATATTTGTGTATGTATTTGCGGTTATAAAAAATGACCTTGCCGACGTTGCGTTATTGCCATTTGATAGGATAACACATGTATTATTTTTATTTGTAAAACCAACTAAAAAGGACATTTTGTTTGTTGACGACAGATTTAAACTATTTATTCTTAACACATCGTTTAACCCGTCAAAATATATACATTTTCTAAAATCATGAATATCAATAACACCTGCATTAACAATACGTGGCTGATAAGACGTATTTACCGATTGAACTAAATCGTTTCCGTTACCCGACTGATCATACCATTTTACTATAAATCCATTCTCCCCGTTGCAAAATGTTAGCAAAGCGGATGTATTTAATGCATCGCCGGAGAACCCTATATCACTTTCTGTATTATCCAAAGACCTTCTCACTCTTATACAATTAATCGCATTTTTAGATAACTTTGATAAGCTAAATGCGGCTAATGACCCTGAAACAGATTGTAATATATATTCTTTATCAGACTGTTGTATAATCCAATTTTTAGTAACCTGGCTGTACATATTGCATGTTACTAATAATATAAATAAAAGTAGTATTGATTTCATCAGTTGACATTTAAAATAGAAACTATGTATATGCCATACACTTTAATAAACGTACACAAGCTGTATGTTTTTGTATTATCATATGAACCAACGACGTGTGGCAAATAAGCGCTGAAATCAGGTGTATATGATGTATTATTTATAAACAATATCTGACCTCCCCCTTGATTAATTGCCCCTGTTGCGTTTACTGTAATCACATCATTTGCCGTCAATGTATGACTCATATATGTAAGTGTCTTATTGAAAGGGAATGCAGTATTATAGGTTATCGAATCAGGTTGTAATAACCCAACTGTTGTAGTTGTTGCATATGAAGAGTTGTCATAGCTTATTGTAGTTCCTGACGCCTTTATAAATCCGGTCCCTGACAATTGAGGCTGCTTTGTTATAATTTGATTATAAAGCTTAGTAGTATCTAGTTTAGCCTGATAAATAGATTTTATCTTTGTCAAAGTGTCAACTAATCCACCTCCGCCCGACCCATGAGCGCGGGCATATCCCTGAGAGGCTAAAGTATCATTATTGACTTTTATCGTCTTGTCAAATATAAACGCTGCGTTATTCGTATGATATTTTACCGAATCTGTAAGTATTGTGGTTAGGCATGTATCCCCCTGGTAAATTTGCTGAATTGTTTTATATGGTAAGCGCCCCGTAGTTTGAGCTGACAAAAATAGTGGGATAAACAATAAAAGCAAAATCAATATTTTTTTCATAAGCATGTTTTTTTAACTCCGTAAAATTTTGGTATATAAGTTTTGACATCTGATGTTCTTTTGTTCCAAAGAGGGTAAAGAGTAGGATTAATATTTATGTAATCCCGAATAAGAGCAAAAGCGTTAAAGGCTATTTCTCTGTTTTCAAGCTGCAATCTTTTGATATCGCCAGAAGATATACGTTCAGAATCTTGTCTATTTTTTTGTACAAATCCCGTAAAAGTATCAGCAACGTAGGATTCACCAATATATTTTGCATAGTTTAAATATGCTATTACATAGCGTAAACCGCGATGTTTTACTATATGTCTATGTCGATCTTCAAATGTTGATCCGTTCAATAAATCATCAAAATCTTCGGGCGATTCCGAAATGGCCTGGTAAAATGCATATCCTAAAAGCTTATCAAGTTCATAAGATTCGACCTCGGCAGCAATTACATTGTATAAGTCTTCATTATTCTCAGACATCTTTTTAATTTCCTGTTGGCCTTCGAAAGATAAAATTAAATCATTTAAAGGATCTGACGCCCCGGCATATTCATAAAGTAATAATAATCTGTTAGTACCTTCAATTAAGCCATTGCAATTTAGTATGATATTATTTTCATCAACAATTTGAAGTAAATCAGATGTAAGTCTTTCGAATCCTAAATTATCATACCACCTTACAATAATAGTTTCAGTATTTAAGCCATGATTAAAAATTAGCTGAAACGATCCGTTCAAATCCGAATTATCAAAAAGCTTTTCTTTTGTTTGCAGCTTTGCCATTATGGTTTAGGTATATAATTCGGTGAATTAACTATTTTAGGCGTTCCAATCATCTTGCGCGCTGTCGCGTCTGGTATGCCATAAATCTCAACTACTGTAGCAACTGCCGCCTCAACATCAGAAGCACCAGACGAAACAGCCTGTTGTAATGCAATAAGCGAAGTAACCCCACCAACAGAACCGCGTAAAATAGCTTGTGCTTTTTGTTTTTCTTTTAACGCATCCTCTTCTGAACTCACAACACTACTTGTTATTAACGAAACATCATTAAGCTTCCAATTAGTGTTATTTTTTAATACATCACTTTTATGGTGCGAGTAAATATCTTTTAACACTTCGCTCATGATTTCACGCATCGGAGCGGTTAAGGCATTGTAATATTCAACAGCCTGCGTAATTGCTTCGCCGGACGTCCCTGATAAAGTTCCTGTTTCGTAATCAATTAATATAGATGGTAAGCCCTTTGCAGCCTTACGAATGTTGTTGGCTATTCCTTTTTCCCAATCTGCAAAAAGCTTATCATTGATATTGCTTTTTAACTCTTGAGCTTTAAATGATCCTTTGTCTTTTAACTCTCCATTTTCATCAAATTCAGCCTCAAAAACTATTTCCTTATCACCATCTGGACCCATCCAAGATCTAACTTTTTCGCGCATTTCCTTAGCTTCAGTTTCATCATTTGGTGGTGCCAGAAATAATAAAAGCTTATCGGTAAAACCGTTTCTTATTTCACGGTTTTTAAAAAGCTGTATTTGATATTCCGTATCCATATCCAGGTAAACAGAGTCAAAAGGAGAAAGCGGGTAAAGATAAGTATCATCCAAAAATATAGAATAAATCTGCCCTTTGAAATTTTTTATCCCATCACAATCTTTAATGTTGCTTGCTAGTACTTCAGGTATCAAATTAAAGTGAGGAAACCAAACAATATCTTTTTTATCAAATTTGCGTATATCTTGGTTTTCTTTAGTCCAATCGTTGTATACAGCAATATTGCCACAAAATCCATTATCATCTTCTTTTGACAATCTGCAAAATTTAAACGGTACTACTCGAGTATTACCAACCTCACCAGCTAAGTTTTCATTACAATGGATGTACCCACCATTATTTCGAGCTAATGATTCCGCAAGATTGCGCCGTATATTGTCGAGAGTAATCGGTTTACCTTTATTATCAACCCCTACAATTTCTTTACCTATTTCTGGGTTTTCGAAACCGTCACCTGCAATAAATTTCGCGTAAATACTTGCGCTGGCTTTGGCTGTCTGGCTACCTAATATAAGTTTTTCAATAACTTGAGGATAATCATTTACAGCCCCAAAATTCATAATCCCGGATATGGTATCTGTTTTAATCTGCTTATTAAGCTTTACCGAGATACGTTTTTCAACTTCAAAATTAAGTAGCTTCATTTTTTAGTACCTTCTTTTACGTTGCTTGATAGGGGACTTATTTATGACAGGCTTATCCATAGTAGTATCAAGATGGTCGCTGGTAGCCTCTTTTTGAAATATTAATATGCTTGGCAATATTTCAAAATCAGATTCTTTCAGATGAGATTCGGAGAGTAAATACTTTGCATCCGAGTCGGTAATTAGCTCGCTATTCCAGTGCCTTGCGGTTGATGGTATATATTTCAATCCGTTCCATGCTGGTTTACATGTTCGGTTTTTGGCCTCTTCATATTTTAGTGCTAAATCCATGCCTGTTCTTAATAATTTATTGTAATAATCTCTGATGCATAAGGAGCAGCCTCCTGGCTGCGCACCGTTAAGATAAAGTTTCGAATAGGAGTTTAAAAGTTTTAAAACAAGGGAGGTACTATTTACAACCTCAAAAGGCGTGTTAATTACCTCCCTTACATCTTCCATAATCATGTTTAACTTATTAGGTTAACAATGCCTCAAGTGTACTTTTTGTTGTTGCGTAATCAGTGATCAGTACATTGTACTGCGAATACGGCTCACCTTCCTGATCACGGCTGGAAAGTTCGAGGGATCTTGTTGCGTTTGCATCATTAGCACGACGAGTATCAGAAGTAATGTACAAACCTGACTGAAGACCATACCCAACGAAAACGCCATCTCCAGTTGTATTCTTTTGTTTGTATTCCACAATCACAACTACATCGTTTAAACCATCAATATTCAAAACATCGGATGAAGTAAATTCGAACCCTTTGAATGAAAAAAAATGTTTAAATGTGTCTGCAAGATCATCTGAAACTGTACGATCATGACCAGCATTAAGATTTTTTTTAATACCAGTAAGTTTATACAAAAGAGCAGCGCCTACAGCGGTTAATCCAGTTACTTTGTTCGGGCTCGTACCGTCATAAGTAGGAGACATAAGCCCCCTATTATATAAGTAGGCTACTACTTCTAAACCGCCTACGGGCTGCGTAGAGCAATTGGAAGTTATATTTTTTGTGATTAATGTTGCGCAGCTCATAACTATTGAAATAATTGAAGTTCAACACGTTTAATTTGTATGCCGGTTCCTACCGAATCGTTACCTTTAAGAATGAGTCTGAATAAAATATACTTATTATAAACCAATGTATTAGGTTTATAACTAGTATAATTTTTAAGTCCAGTTGTGTCCGATGCATTAATAGTACCTAAACTTGTAGACGTTACGATTAGCTCACTTGTGACAGCACTGGACGTCACAGCTGCTTTAACAGTTCCATAAGTTTCGTTACCAAACTTTTTACCGAGCACTGTCAATGATATTGTAGTGTCTGGTCCAGAAATTGGCGCAAGGGTAAAAGCTGCATAAAAATGAATTGGCCCGGTACCATAATTACTTACTTGCACATAATAATCAATTGTATCACGAGTGGTAGGTATTAACCTGTCTAATGTCCCGCCTAAATATGCAACGTTTTTAGTTGATGTAATATCAACAAGTACCCCGGTTCCGGCTATATTCACTGTTCTTTCCTGTGCAAATAAGCATAAGGCAAAGTTTATCAAAAACAATAATGATAATATTCTTTTCATTTTTTTATAAAAATAGTGGGGGATTTTACTACCCCGGTTATTAATAAGCAACAGCCATCAATTCTTCTTGCAGGTTCTTCTGATCAAGCTTGTAGGCAAAATCAATGTAGTGGGCCTTATCCTTCATTTCATACCAGCTATTCAAAGTTGTAATACTCTCAGTATCACTTGTTCCAACTGGGATATTTGAAATATCTGTAAGGATAGCACGATGAGGCAAATAGTAAGTCGTGCCAAGATTATGGTAAGATCTAATAGTTCTATCCCAATCCTTACGAACTACGATAGGAATACCACGATAAGACCAAGTTGTCGAACCTTTTTCTAAGCGATCAAGCTGGAAAACTGCACTTTTATCTTCCATAAAATCTTGCCAATTGTCGAACAGGGATTTGGTTACCTGTAAAACAGGGTTATTGCCTTCAAATATCCGACTGTCAGCATTGTTATATAAATTACGGAATACCTTCAATGCTCTATCTGCTGCAAGTGCTAACTGAGCATCCTTGTCGGCTCCTGCATTTTCGACAATGGTATAACGATATGCCTTAGCAGATCCGGCCTGATCATCGAAAATTTGACGCCACATACCTTTCAGCATATTAAAATATGTTTTTGTGGTTCCCGCTGTAAGGTAACCACCCGAAGCAACAACCTCCGCATCAGTATCCCCAAATTCTGAAATTCGGAAAATACTTTCTAGGATGGCATCAGAAACACGGTCATTGATAAAGGCCATCATTTCGTTATCAACTTCCTCCCAAGTTTTTGAGGCAATGCGGGATTTTTTCCAAAACTTAAGCAAGTCTGGTAAATCAGCTTGACAATGGGTTAGACGTCCGGATATTAATTTCGGAGTCCATATTTTCTGACTTGTTGGGATTCTTGAGGCTTCGGAATTTACACCACAAGCACCCGGATCAACCTTGCCGACCATTCCATATTTGCCAAGGATAGGGATATACTTATCCATTTCAACGCCTGTCATAACCTCATGCACTGCGGTTAGCTCAGGTTTGGCGTAAACCTGTTCCTGAATACATTCAGCAAGGCTTCTTGCTTCTTCGGTATTCAGCGTAAGAGAAGAAAAATCAATCAATGCTGACATGTTTATTTACTTTTAAATGGTTTGCGTGATACATTGTTATTATAGTTGTCTTCTCCTGGTACGGAAGCTTTTACCGTAAATTTAGAAAACTGATTTTTGAATTTGTTGTATTCAGCTTTGATTTCGAGCACTGCCTTTGTAGCTTCCTGCACCTTTGCTTCTGCGCTAATATTAGCGGCCTTCAAAGTTTCTAACTCTGCTTTCAAAGCTTCGTTCTGTGCGGTTAGTTCTGCCATTCCTGGGTCAGGCATTGCTGGCGGATTAATTTCGGTTACTATTCCGTTTTCACAAACTACCACCGAGCCATCAGGCATGGTGTATTCACCGTTTGCAGCGGCACCACCTAACAAGGCTTTCAATCCGACTGCGAGTTCTGATATATCTGCTATATCTGGGAACTCCAATTCGTTCCCATTGGCATCTGTTAACATCAGTGCTTTGATCTTAAGAAATGACATAATCCTATTTAGGATACTATCAAACTTATTCAACTTTTCTTTTACTTCTTTGTTGTCCATCTCATTATTTTTAGATTTAATTTTTGCAACAGCTTTTAAAACTGGTTGGGTTATGAGTGTAGCGAAACCAAGTGATTCAACTTGCTCCGGTGTTAAAGGGATATTTTCAGCCATAAAAGCCTTTATGATTTCTTCATCTGCTCCGGTTGCGGCTGAATACCATGCTGCATACTCATTCTCGATAGCCTTTAATTCTTTAGATGCTGCAACTAATTCATTAGCATCACCATCAATTGACACCCAAGGATTATGAATTAAAAACTCTCCTTTTTCAGGATGGAAAAAACGTGATCCTTTTGGAGCTATAGTAAAAATCTTTGAAGCAGCAGAACATACATTACCTGAATTGCATGAAGTAATAAATTTGCCAGTTGCTTTAATAGCTTCGATCATTCGGTCGGCAATATCTGTATAACCCCCAACAGAATCGATGTCTAGATTTATAGTATCAAATAATTTGGAATTGTTGATATGTAGTAAAAGGTCAGTATATTGGAAGTACTTTCCCGTTTCGCCTTCCTCCGGCGAACCTATTACCCCGTGAATTGGAATGTTGTATACTGCCATTTTATGTTGATAATTTGTATTGCAAAAATATGTACAATCTTACAATTGTTTAGTATATTTGCAATGCTTAACTACAATGTAGTACAACTAATAAATACATAGACATGGATAACAAAGAAAAGAAACTTCTTAATCCTGATTCGATAAAATTTATGCCGTCTACTAAAGACGCTTTGATTAAGGCATGTCAGCAGGAAGATAGGACAAAAAGCTATATCACTGAAAGAGCTTTACGGGAGGATTTGAAAAGTAGGGGTTATTTAAAAAATTAAGCTATGATAAAAAGACTATTAATATTACTTTTAAACCTTACATTATTTTTGCCGCTTATTTTACCATTATTTTTTTTATTTGTTTTTATAGTCGTACCAATAGTATATATTATTAATGGTAATGATTA